AGTTACTAGTTTAGTAAATAAAAACTGAGTGCTAAAGTGTAGATTTACTAATTCATTTAAAAGGTATTTATCAATAGTATATAAACTAATAATAGATATTTGATACAATAGCATTTTAGAGATAACATTAGAAAGCTTACGGCTTCGGATAGACTTCAATCCGTTTAACTTTATACTCTTAAAGATACCAGTAAATGTGTCTAACATTATCCCAAATGCCACAGCAATAAGTAAGCCCTGAATAGGAGCAAAAAATAAAACTAAACCAGTAAGAAAATAATTAAGATATGATTTCACCTTTTAGTTTTTTTATTTCTTCATAAATAGCTAATAACTCAGCTTCTTTTTGTTTTAAAGTATCTTCTACAGGAGTATCTTCTACTTCTATGTATTGAACTTCTACAAGTCCATTATCGTCATAAATTTCGTTTCTTAATTGTGCCATAATTATATATATTTTATGCTACTATACCAACATAAGGTGTTGTTATATTTGCTAATGTAAATGTTGATCCAAATGTAGTTGGTGCTGATCCAAAAGTAACAGTATTATAAATTGAAGTATTAATATTTACAAAACCAGCAACAGCTATAGGTGTTAAATTTGCAATGGTTAAACCACTTAATAAAGGAGCATTATTAAAATAAGTTCCAATCCAATAGGTTACTCCAGATCCCCAAGTAATTGTAGTAGTTACAGTTTTTAAACCACTTGATGAAAAATCTATATTTGCGCTTTCATAAAGTTTACTACCGGGTCTACCATTTGAATCAGTATAAATTAAAATTCTACCTAAAGCAGAAGCTACTGGTCCATTGCAAGCTATAGTAAGAGAAGTACTTGTAAAAGTTTTTGAAGGTATAAAAGGTAATAAATGTATTCTATTTGCTACAGCAGTTACACTAGTAGTTGCTGTTCCATTCATACAAGGTATTATTGTTTGCCCACTTGGTAAACCTACTTGACTATGAACACCACTGCTAATAAATAAGTTTCCACTACCTAAAACAGAAACAGAGTTTATAGTTTTTATATTAGTACCACTAACTAAAGCATCTTGTTTTCCATTCCAAATATTAGAATTTCCACCATATCCATCATAAATTACTGAATTAGATTTTATATCTCCAGATACATCAAGCGCACAACTAGGATTAGTTTGACCAATACCTAACCAAGTTTTATCAAAATAACTTGTAGTTTGATCCATTTTAAAATATGGCAAATTAAATTGTTGACCAACTTCGCCAAATTTAACTTCAAAGTTTTGTGAATCAAAATCTGTTGTAACTCTAAATAAATCAAAGCTATCGTTATTTCTTAATGCCATTAAACTATCTCCAGAACTACCATCACCTAAAACATCAAATTTAGCAGTCGGAGAGTTTGTATTAATAGTAACATTTGTACCATCTGTGTATATTGGACTATCAACAATATTATTGGAATTATCAAATTTAGGTATATAATTAGTAGTTCCAGTACCAGTAATATTTCCAACATCTACATTTCCACCACCAACTATTGAGTTTCCATTTATAGTTGCTAAATCTTTATTTTTCCAAAGACCTGTGCCAGATTCATAAAAAATAGATTGATCAGATATAGGACTTGTTATTAATACATTATCAAGTTCTTCTAATTCAAAACCAACTTTAACTTTTACATAAATACTACCAGTACTTGCATTTACTCTTAATACATAACCAATAAGAACTAAATTATTTGGTGATACTGGTTTATTTGCAATGCCATAAAGCAAAGCACCATTAACACCTAACCATACAGGATCTCCAGCAGTTGCACCAGAAGTATTTAAACCAGAAAGAATACCCTCTGTAATTACTGCTCCAATATCATTTATTGCTAAAGTTGTAGTAATAAGACCTAATGTTTTATTTGAAAACGCATCAGATACATTTGAAGCTTTATTTACTAAAGCAGTTCCACTAGAAGCACCACTTAAATAAACAGCTTGACCTTTAGTTAAAGCAACAGCTGCTTTTACTTCTTGTGTCATTATGTTTTCCGAATTTACATTTAACGCGTTGAAGTTTTGATTACATTTATCAAACGCATCTCTTATTGTATCTCCTGCCCCATCATTTGGTACAGATCCTATTCCTATCGGTAATATTGTTGCCATTATTTGTTATTTTCTATTTTTTTTAAAAATAATTCTAGCTTTTGCTTGTTTTCTTCTTTAGGTTTATAGTTACCTACTTTTTTTCTTTTTTTCTCCATTTACAATACCCAGCTACCATAAAAATTATTAGTATCAGGGTTCATATCGTCATTTGAATTAGAAGTGTATTCTGGGAACTCTGATTGTTGAAAACACATATAATCTATAAAACGTTGTGTATAGTGTTCTGCTATATCTCTTTCTTTTTCTACTAAAAAATCTATTTCGTTTTTCTCTACATTTGTAGCATTTTCCGAACTATGTTTGTAAACACCTTTATTAGCTATTGTATAAGCTGCAAAAGGCAAATAATGAACCATACTCCAATGAATTAACATTGGTTTAATATAGCTACTTAAAAGTGCTTTATAACTTATAAACTCAGCATCGTTAATATCACCACTAATAATTAAAGTTTGAAACTTATTATATAAATCAGTTCCTAAATAATTTTGTATAGTAATATCCTGTGCTATTTTTATATATTGAATAAAGTCATCTACATCTAAATTGCCATTTAGTATAGTAAACTTTTTTACATCCTCTGTACTTATTAATAGTGCGTAAGCCATATCTATTTATTATAATTTGGGTGGTGTCCGTTATTAGGCATATCTTTTGGAGCAATTTGAGCAGTATTATATTCATCGCCTTTAGGTTTATAAGAACTTGGAATACTATCTACAACTTCTCCTTTTGATATATATTTTTCAGTTTTAGATTTTAATCTATAAAGATTTTCACTCCAGTAATGTCCACAGTTAACACCGCCTTTCCACTTAAAAAGTGAGTAATTCTGCTGATTATGACCAAAAGAACTATTTACTCCTTGAAAACTAGCTTGATCAATATCTTCTTTTCTATATACAACACCTTTAAAAGTTCTTGACATCATATTTTTACAAAAGATTCTTGATTTTCCACTTGAATATCTTTCTGAATATTCATAACGAATCTTATAAAATGATTTATCTAAAAAACTTTTTTCATTTGGTTTTGATTGTATAAAATCAGCTAATTTTGTAAATAAATTTTCTTTTGTTTTTATTTTACTATTAGCCCAAGTTTCAGTATCAATATTTTTTTCATTATATTCTCTTTTATCAACTAATTCCCATTCTTCAGAAATAGTTTCACCATCTAAACTATCTTGTAGTTTTTCAAATTCTTCATCTGTTAAATCTGTTAGATCCAAAGAAGTATCTTTATCACTTGAACAACATACTGCAGCCATTTTGACTCCAGTTTCTTCTTCATTAGTTGTAGCATTATTTGTATTAACATCGATAAAATCTAGTGGCTGTATTGTTTTAAAATATAAGTTTAAAGATATATCATTTACAGCTAAAATAATATCTAAAGCATCTATAATTTCTATTTGGTATGGTCTAATAACAATATTGTCAAATAACCTAGTCGCAGTTTCAATTTCATCTGCATTGTTACCTAAACCACCGCCTGTATCTCTAATTCCTAATAACATAGGTGAAGTAACTCTATGACCTACAATTAACTTCTCAAAACATTCAGTAGAAAGATACTCGTAGTGTGCAGGTGCATCGTTTAAAGGAATATCATCTACAGTAGTTTTATTTTCTAATGAAGCGTTAAAAGATACAATTACTTTATCTCCTTTAGCGCCTGTTAATTTACGCTTAACATCATTAGCAATTTCTTGTCTTTTTTCTTCTGGTGGTATATTGTTATTGAAGTTAATTACTTTAGTACCACTAAAACCATTCATTACATCATTAATCAAATAATCTGCAATTTCTTCTTCTAGTTTAGCGTATGGTAAAGCACCTGAATAATCTATTGGAGTATAATAATGATATCCTGATACATAAGGTTTAATAACATAAATTTCTACTTCATTACCATTACCAAAACCAAAAGCAGGAATACGTTTTAATACATCACCATTTCTGTATTTACTCCAATCGTGGTGATAGTACCAAGCTTCAATTTCTCCTTTGTCATTACATTTTTCAGCTCTTAGAGTTTGCATAGGAAAATGATCTACTCTAGTTACTTTACCTTTAGTGTAAATAACCTGCATAGAAGCCATTCCTAATAACTTTCTTTCTAAAGCTACTTTCTTTAAGCAATCACCTTTTACAATAGACATCATTTGTGCATACTGATCAGGTTTTCTATTTGAATCAGTTGCAGCAATACCTTTACCATATATCATATTGGTAACACCAGTAATAATAGCGTGGTTAGTATTAGAATAAAGATATCTATCAATTAAATACTGAAAGTAATTATTATCAGATCCATATTGTACAAAATCTTTATTTTTGCTTTCTTCTATTATAGGAGATGTATAAGCACTTAAATTTAAAATGTGTATGTTATTCATAAATTATAAATTCGTTATCTGTAGTATGCTCTACATAAGCATCTTTGTTTATAGTGTAATCTGCTATAGTTTGGTTAGTACAAAAAGCTAAACCTGTATAAACTACATTAGAATTATTTTTAACTTTTATAGTATAGTATTTATTTTGTAAAACATCTAAAGCTACGCTAGTTTGAATATAGTATTTAGAAGCAGTAAACGTGCAATTAACTTCTGTCTCTACATTTGTTTCTTCATCAATTAAAACTATAGAAGTAGCAGCAGTACCATTTACAGCAAATTGTAATGTTTGTACACCTACTTGTTCTTTTAGTATTATCATTGTTTTATTTTAAAAATTAAAAAACTACAAATTTGTTATAACTAAAAAAGGGTAGCAAAAAGCCACCCTTTAAAAGTAATATAGTTAAATATTAAGATCCAACAACAACAGTAAATCCTGCTCCTGCCAAAGTATCTCCGATAAAGTTAGCTGGTACTGGTTCCATACCTGTTAAAGTTAAAGTATATCCAGAAAGATCACCCATAGCACCACCTGTTACAATAGTACCACCAGTTACATCCATTCCGTGCTTCAATCCTGCATAAAAGAAATTACCATTGTTATCTTCTACTACAACTTGAGGACGACCATAAGCCATCAATTTAAGTTGTTTGTTATCTACAATAGATAATTTTTTAAATGTTAATTCTAATACTTGCTCAAAAAATGTAGTACCATTTTCTCTAGAGCTATTTACGTTTTGTGTAAATGTAGAAGCACCTTTTAAATCGTATTTATAAGCAGATGGTGTACCAGCTACATCTGTAATAACGTCTGTGTTAGTAGCGTCATAAGTGTAACCTGTAGCATCACCATAATTTACGAAATAAACAGCTTTCAATCCACCTACTGAATCTTTACAAGGTTCGATTCTACCTAATGAAATATCACAAGCCATAATTTATATATTTATTTTGAGTTATTAGTAAAAAAAAAGGATGGTGTTTTTTCCACCACCCTTTTAAGTTTAATTTTGCTAATTATTAGTTAGCAGCGTTAGTGATTCCGTAAGTTACGATATCTTCAACAATAGCATATTGTACACCTGCAGTAAAACGTACAATTACTCTTACATTTTCAGATCCGTCAAGATCAGCCATATCTAACAATTTAACAGTGTTAAGGTCGTTTAATAAACCCGTTCCAAAGAATAAGTTAGATTTCAAAGTAGCGATTGCAGTGTTAGCAGCTAGTCCGTTAGCAACAAAGATTTTAATTCCATCAAAAGATAAAGATCCGTTGTTCCACCATTGAGTACCCATTGCGTTAGTACCATTAGCACCTAAACCTGAAGCACCAAAACCACCTAATGCTCTTACATAAGCTTTAGCAATGTTTTGAGATACATAGATATATAAATCTTCTTTTCCGTAAAGTGCAGCTGGTAAAGCATCAACAATTTTACCTAATTCAGCAACAACGTTTGCAGCAGTAACTGTAGTTCCAGCAACTTCTTGAGCAGCAGGTAAAGCAGCATCAGCAGCAACTAAAGTAGCAATTCCGTTAAATTCACCTGCATTAGCAGTAACCCCTCTCCAGATGTTTTGTTCTGTTTTTTCAGCAACTTTAGCAGCTACGTGAGATAAGATATAATCAGCAAATGATGGAGGTAAAGAATCAAATGCAGAGTAACCCATTTGTACAGCTTCCCAATCTGAATGGAAATCTTTTTTACATAATTGTAGGTTTACTTGAAATTCCTCAGGAGTAAGGATTTTCTCAGTTAAAGTTACAGTAGAAGTAGCAGTAAAATCACAAGTTGCATCTTTAACGATAGCATCAGTAGCAATTTTTTTAATTACTTCTTTGTATTTTACGTTTGGTTTTACTTCGATACCACCATTTTCGATAGTAGCAGCTGATAATAAAGCAGCAGAGATATATTTACCTGCAAAGCTTCCGCTGTAAGAAGTTGTAATACTAGTTGTAGTAGCCATTTTTTAGTGTTTAATTTGTTATTATTTAATGTTTGCAATTTTACTTAACACAGTATCAAAAGTATTTCTAGTTCTTGACTGTGAGTATAAGTTTAATTTAACCTCAGATTTTGCTTCTGGGTTGTGAGTTAAAGGTTGTGCAGATAATTCTACTCCTTCTTCTTCTTTTTCTTCTTTTAAAGATTTAATTTCTTCTTTTAAAGCTTCAATTTCTGCTTTTAAAGCGTCTACTTCTTCTTTTGAAAAGTGAGATTCTTTAACGATAGATTCGATAACTTTTTTAGGAGTAGCAGTTTCTGACATTTCTTGTTCAACTTCTACTTCTACCTCTGGAGCTTCAGCAGGTGCTTCTTCAACAACTTCTGCTTCTTTAACCTCAGCGATAATACCTTCTTCAACAACGATTAGCATCATACCATCTTCTAACTTGTATTCTCCTACAGGTAAAGCGATACGATCTTCTTCGTTAACGATAAAAACAGGCATACCAGCTTCAAAAGCTTCAGCTTCTAAAACCGTTCCGTTATCTAACTTCATTTGAGCAAGTTTTACTTCCATACCCAAAATGGTTTTGATTTGATTAATTACATTTGACATATTTATATTTAATTTAGTTAAATACTTTATTTTAAAATAAACAATTTTTAATTTGTTATATTTTTAACCTCTTGAGTTACTTATTACTCTAGCTTCATTAGTGTTTGTTACTTCACTTACACCTTGACTTACTAATGTGCCTACACCTTGATTTTGTAGATCTCCATTACAACATTCTGATTTGTAAGTTCCGTCATCACATAGACAACCTCTTTTTCCACCCTCAGGGCTTGTTTTACTTTTTGTTTTTTTCATTGTTTAATATTTATGGTTTTGAGTTCTTTGAATAAAATAAATTATATCGTATATTTCACCTGAAGTACTAGGTATCATTTTAATACTTAGTCCATTTGTTACTACATCTTCATCAGCATAATATTGAAAAGTTTTAGCAAAAGAATGTTCTACGTTAGCTCCTTTTGGAAAAGTTATAACATCTTTTACTCTATCATAAGGAGTAGTTCCACCACCCTCTAAATATAATTCTATATGTTCATTTGCTTTTCCTGTTTTAGCTTTAAATGCTATTGTAATAATAAATACATCATTTTCAAACTCAGCTCTTAATTTATCATTATAATAAAAAGCAGTATTAGAATGAATATGTGAATTAATTATATTACCTGAATTGTTTGGAACAATAAAATCATTTGCAGTAAAAGCATAAGGTGAATTAGAATCATATTGAGTATCGTCATATCTAGCCCAACCTAAACCCATTTTATCAGATTGTGGTGGGTATACTCTTACTTGTTCTCCATTAAAACCCATAAATAAAGATTCATCGGTAACTAGCATAGCACCTTGTTCTATATTTACATTATCTACTTCATATTGAGTTACTTCTTCTACGTGAACTTTATACGCTGTGTTTTTCATTAGTTTTTAAATAATTTTCCTATTGTTCCTAATTGGTTTATAACATCACTATTATTATCGTAGTGTGTGTCTATTTTTAACTCTTTAACTTTAGCTATTTTGTTTTCGTTACTACCTGTAGCATAAACTCTACTAATAGGAATACCAATACTTTTAGCTCTATCTATCATACCTACTTTTAAATTTCTAGCAGATATTATATAAACTTCATTGCCCTCAGCAATTAAT